GAATTAGCAAGAGATATATCACATAATAGAGGATATGATAAATTAATTGGTAATAATAGTGAGATGACAACACTATCTACAACCACTAAGACAGCTACTATATATATACCATTAAAGTTTTTCTGTAATAAATTTGATGGTTTAGCTATTCCATTAATTGCTTTACAGCATCATGATGTAAGACTTGATTTTAAATTTAGAAATTCCAGTCAATTGATAGTTAAAGAATCAGTAACATCAGCAGCTGCAACAGTAACAAATATTAGTTTATTATGTAATTATGTATTTTTAGATAGTGAAGAAAGAAAACGTTTTGCTTCTTCAGCACATGAATATTTAATAGAACAAACACAAGCAGCTAGAAATGAGAAGGTTACATCAACTAAGACAATTTATAATTTATCATTCAGTCATCCATGTAAATCTATATATTGGTTTATGAAAAATGGTAATTTCATTTCAGGAAAAACATTTTTATATTATATCCCAGATTCTACATATATTTATAGATCTGGATATGCAACTGAAAATACTACATTATTACATAATGCAACTATAAGATATGTATTAACACAAATGTATTCTAGTTCAGGTGTAGTAGCATTAAGTTTAAATGGTTCTGGAACAGGAACTGCTAGTAGTCAAACAGGGGCAACAACATATAATCATCATTCTATAACTGCTGGAACTGCTGTTATAAAAGCTAAATATAGTAGTTTAACTAGTATTAATAATACAAATAATACAGCAAATTGTTCAGCTACTGACATTTCAAATTGGGAAGTAGTAACATCATTAACAATAGACAATGTATCATCACCAATTAGTACTATATTAAATAATATAACAAGAACATCTGATTCTTCTAATCAAGGTCATTTAAATTATGATATATCAGTTTATCAATGGAATAATTATGGAAAATACTTAGATGGATCAACAAATCCAATTACATCTGCAGTAATGAAATTAAATGGCCATGAACGATTTAGTGAACAACCTGGACAATTTTTTAATTATCTACAAGCCTACGAAAATCATAAAAGTACTCCAAAAGATGGAATAAATTTATATAGTTTTTCATTAAATCCATTGGAACATCAGCCTTCGGGAACATGTAATTTTTCAAGAATAGATAGTGCAACAATGGAATTAAATTTTGATTCTACAGTTAGTTCAATAGATAATAATGAATTATCATTTTATGTAATGAATTATAATATTTTTAGAGTAATGAGTGGTATGGGGGGAATAGCATATAGTAATTAAAATAATATAGTAATTTATAAAATTTATAGAATAATATAGTAATTTATAAAATTTATAGAATAATATAGTAATTTATAAAATTTATATAATAATATTTTCTAAGTATTATTATATATAAATTATGGGTGGAGGTTTAATGCAACTCGTAGCCTATGGCGCTCAAGACGTATACCTTACTGGTAATCCTCAAATTACATTTTTCAAAGTTGTCTACAGAAGACACACCAACTTTGCATGTGAAGCTATTGAACAAACATTCAATGGTACACCTGCATTAGGTGGCAAAGCCACTGTACCAATTACCAGAAATGGTGATTTAGTAACCAAAATGTGGTTAAAAACTACATTAACTGGTACCCCAACTGGTACTGATGCTGGTTACAATATAATTAAATCCGTAGAGTTACAAATCGGTGGAACCAAAATTGATAAACACTATGGTAGATGGATGCATATATGGAGTCAATTAACAAAATCAGCTGATCATGCTGCAGCTCATACTCAAATGGTATCTCCTAGTGCTGCTGGTACAGTATATGTACCATTACAATTCTTCTGTTGCAGAAATGACGGTTTAGCTTTACCATTAATTGCTTTACAATACCACGATGTCAGACTTGAATTCGATTTCGAAGCTGCTGGCAATGTTGCTGGTGTTACTGCTATTGGAAACACTACATTATTAGTCAACTACGTATACTTAGATTCTGAAGAAAGAAAAAGATTCGCTCAAGCATCTCACGAATATTTAATTGAACAATTACAATTCACTGGTGTTGAAACAGTATCTGCATCTGCATCTAATAAAGTTAGATTAAACTTTAACCATCCAGTTAAAGAATTAATCTGGGCTGTTGAAAAACAAGCTGAATCAACCGAAAATTTCAATTTCACTAACAATAATACTCAAGCAAATGGATCTAATCCAGTAACTGATGCTTTACTTCAATTAAACGGTCACGATCGTTTCTCAAAAGAAACCGGTAAATTCTTCAATTACGTACAAACACAAAATCATCACAGCAGAACTCCTTCTGCTGGTATCAATGTATACTCATTCGCACTTAACCCTGAAGAACATCAACCATCTGGAACATGCAATTTCTCAAGAATCGATAACGCAACATTATCTGTTACTACCGCTTCTGCTGGTACTTCCATGTACGTATATGGTGTCAACTATAACGTATTAAGAGTTATGAGTGGTATGGGAGGTGTCGCATACAGTAATTAAATTAATTTTTTTATATCATTTAAAATATTTAGGTAATATTTAAAACATATAGTTATTTTTAAAATATTTTTCTTCATTTAATATATATAAAATATGGGTGGAGGTTTAATGCAACTCGTAGCCTATGGTGCTCAAGACGTATACCTTACTGGTAATCCTCAAATAACATTTTTCAAAGTTGTCTATAGAAGACATACCAACTTTGCATGTGAAGCTATTGAACAAACATTCAATGGTACACCTGCATTAGGTGGCAAAGCCACTGTACCAATTACTAGAAATGGTGATTTAGTAACCAAGATGTGGTTAAAAACTACATTAGCAACATCTGATACACTAACACAAGTTACAACAGGAGCAACAACAAGTGCTTATCATGTATTAGGAACAGCAGGAACTGCTATAAGTGGTGCAACAGCTAATGTTACTAATTTATCTTTTGCTGTAACTGCTTCAGGTAAATTTAGTGTAACAGCTACTGTTAGTAATAATGCTACCCCACTTACTGCCGGATTATTCCCTGTTGGCAGAGTAGTTAGAATTCAAGATACTACCAATTATAATGGATATTATACAGTGGTAACAGCAGGTAATAATACTGTAGTTGTATTAAATGCTTTATCTGCTACATTCTCTGCAGCTGGTACTCCAGCAAATGAAGCAAATGATACTAATGCTAAAATTACTCCATATGCAGCAGCTGAAACATTCAGCTGGGGTACCGATGTTGGTTACTCATTAATAAACGCTGTTGAATTACAAATTGGTGGAACTAAAATTGATAAACATTACGGAAGATGGATGCATGTATGGAGTCAATTATCTAAGAGTGGTGATCATGATAATTCCCATACTCAAATGGTAAATCCAGCTGATTCAACAACTACATCTCACAATTTATATGTACCATTACAGTTCTTCTGTTGCAGAAACGACGGTTTAGCTTTACCATTAATTGCTTTACAATACCATGATGTTAGACTTGAATTTGACTTTTCAAGTGGCCAAAATACTATTGTTAATTTAAATGCTGCAGGAACAGCTGCTGGTTCTAAAGGTGCAAATGTATCTTTATCTAACACAACCTTATTAGTAAACTATGTATACCTTGATTCTGAAGAAAGAAAAAGATTCGCTCAAGCATCTCACGAATACTTAATTGAACAATTACAATTCACTGGTGTTGAAACAGTATCTGCATCTGCATCTAATAAAGTCAGATTAAATTTCAACCATCCAGTTAAAGAATTAGTCTGGGCAGTTGAAAAAAGTGCTGATGGAGTAAATCATTTTGATTTCTCTAATGGATCTTCTGCAAATCCAGTATCTGATGCCTTACTTCAATTAAATGGACATGACCGTTTCTCAAAAGAAACTGGTAAATTCTTCAATTACGTACAAACACAAACTCATCACAGTAGAACTCCTTCTGCTGGTATCAATGTATACTCATTCGCACTTAACCCCGAAGAGCATCAACCCTCTGGCACATGCAATTTCTCTAGAATCGATAATGCTACTTTAACTGTTACAACTGCTGCTGCTGGTACTTCTATGTACGTATATGGTGTCAACTATAACGTATTAAGAGTTATGAGTGGTATGGGAGGTGTTGCATACAGTAATTAACTTTATTATATCATTTAAAATATTTTATCAATATTTTAAAAATATATAGTTATTGAAATTTAAAAAATATATAATCAATATTTTAAAATATATAGTTATTGAAATTTAAAAAAATTTTTATCTCCCATAATTATATATAAATTATGGGAGGTGGTTTAATGCAACTCGTCGCCTATGGCGCCCAAGACGTATACCTTACAGGTAATCCTCAAATAACATTTTTCAAAGTTGTCTACAGAAGACACACCAACTTTTCATGTGAAGCTATTGAACAAACTTTCAATGGTACACCTGCATTCGGTAGCAAAGCTACTGTACCAATTACCAGAAATGGTGATTTAGTAACCAAAATGTGGTTACACACCACTTTAAGTCAAGTAACTAATGATGCTACATTAACAAATAATCCAGGTTATGCTATGGTTTCATCTGTTGAATTACAAATTGGTGGAACTAAAATTGATAAACACTATGGTAAATGGATGCACTTATGGTCTGATTTATCTAGACCAGCCGATCAAGATACTAATCATAACGGATTAGTTGGTACCAACAATGCAACTATTGATGCCGGAGCTACTTTAGAATTATTTGTACCATTACAATTCTTCTGCTGCAGAAACGATGGTTTAGCTTTACCATTAATTGCTTTACAATACCACGATGTCAGACTTGAATTCGAATTTGGTGCCGCATCTGCTGTTGCTTCAGCTAACTCTGGAAATCTTTCAATGACTAACACAACTTTATTAGTCAACTATGTATACTTAGATTCCGAAGAAAGAAAAAGATTCGCTCAAGCATCTCACGAATACTTAATTGAACAATTACAATTCACTGGTGTTGAATCTGCCGTAAGTGGATCTAACAAATTCAGACTTAACTTTAACCACCCAGTTAAAGAATTAGTCTGGACCCATGCAGCTGCTAACGCTGAATTAGGCGCTAATACCGCAATAACTGATGCTTTATTACAATTAAACGGACATGACCGTTTCTCCAAACAAAATGGTTTATTCTTCAACAGAGTTCAACCTAGCATGCATCACACTCGCTCCCCAGGAACTGGTGTCAATGTATACTCATTCGCACTTAACCCTGAAGAGCATCAACCATCTGGAACATGCAATTTCTCAAGAATCGATAACGCAACATTATCTGTTACAACTACTGCTGCGGGTGAAGTATACATCTATGGTGTAAATTACAATGTATTAAGAGTAATGAGTGGTATGGGAGGTGTCGCATACAGTAATTAAATTTCTTATATTATATCTCAAATTATTTATATAGTAATTTGAAATATTAAATTCAATCATTTTTTTTTCTAATAATATATATATAAATTATGGGAGGCGGTTTAATGCAACTCGTAGCCTATGGTGCTCAAGACGTATACCTTACTGGTAATCCTCAAATTACATTTTTCAAAGTTGTCTACAGAAGACACACCAACTTTGCATGTGAAGCTATTGAACAAACTTTCAATGGTTCACCTGCATT